ATGATTACATAAATCTAATAAATTTTTTGTATCTTCTTCTTTCTTAAAAAGTGGATATACTAAAGAGGATTGATTTTTTAAATACATGTCATATTTTGTTTGACATTTATTATAATTTTGTACATTCTTTAAACTAGATGTTCCATCAGTACTTGTAATTGGAATAAAGCAAGTTTCTTTTTCATTTAATGGACAAGCATTAAAACCATTTATATTTTTAACTTTTTTCTTTGGAGCACATCCAGTACCATAAGAATTAAAGGAATAATCCTTAGAATTTTCATCTTTATATCCAGATTTGTCACCAGGAGTAGGTAATCCACTATTTTGAATATAGCAGTTTTTTAAATCCCCTTTTTGATAATTATCAAAAGATGAATTATAACAAGCATCTGGATTTATTCTAATACTATTTTTAAAATTAGGAGTTGGAACATTATATGATGTTTTTAATAAATATGTTGCTGATTGTCCATATGAAAAATGACCATCTCTAGTACATTTAGCTTGTCCAACTTGTGATGAACCATCATCAGATAATTGAATTATTTGTACTGTTCCATCATCATTAAAATATCCATAAAAATTATTAATTGAATTATCATTTATTTCTTCTCCAAATACATTAAAATTTCCTGTAGCATCTTCATTATTGGAGCAAAAAATATGTTTTAGAAAGAATTTATCTTCTGCGTTATTTAATTCACATTTACCAATAATCATATCTGGTAAGCATTGAGCATTATCATTTTTATTTGAAATATAAGGATCTTTTTGACTTTTATCGTCACCTACAATTGTAAAACTTGATTTATTCATTACGAATAATAAATCTTTATTTACTTGTACAAATGTAATATAATAAATATTATTTAAATGATCAACAAATTTCCATGAACCATTCCATAGACTTTCATTGTTAAATATTTTATTAACAGTATTTCTTAATTCATTTTGATTATTATCTAAAAAATCACTATCATCAGAAGATTGATAATAAGATGACAATGAATTTCTCTGCATAAAATTTTCTACAGATTTGTTTTCAAAATAGTTTATATATATTAAATATCCTAATAAAGCAATAATTATGACTATTAAAAAATATTTTATATCTAACATTTTCTTATTCATATATTAAATATAGAAATAAAAATTTAATAATTAAAAAAATTAAAGATTAAATCCTTCAGGTAATATTTCACCACTTTCTTTATCATCACCTGTTTTATAATTTGACCAAGATTTATTTACATCAAGTGGGCATGGTTCAGAATTATTTTTTGGTTTTTTTGAATTAACAGATTCACTTAATGTTTGTGGAATTTTATTTACTTTTTTCTTTGTTTCACTATTAGGTAATAAATAATCATCTTTATCATAATTATATTTTTCATTATTACTATCATTAGAGCACCATTGTGGTTTATCATATATCCAGTCTGAATTATTATGAATTCTTGAAGCTTTTTTGAAATAATTATCATTATTATTACATTTACTACAATCATTATTTTGTGGTTGATTAGATGGATTAGTTTTTTCTTTATTATTATTTCCAAATTTATCTACACTTGTTTTATCTCCATTTATATAAATATTTACAGGAGAAACTCCTATACCAATTCCTGGATTAATTTGATTATTATTTCCAGAAAATATTTTTCTTAGAAAATTATTATTTTCTAAAGGTTTTCTTTTTGGTTTTTCTTCTTTTTCTTCTTCTGGTTCTTCTTCTATCGATTTTCTAATATGCTCTTCTTGTTGATTTAATTCTTCTTCTTGATTATCTTCTTCTGATGGCATTTTCATGAATTCTTCGTCAGTTTCTAATTCATCTTTTATATCATCAAATACTTCTTCTTGGATATTATCTACACTTTCATATAAATTTGATTTAGATTTTTGATTAATTTTATTTAATAAATTCATTACACCACTTTCATATTTGAAATCATCTATTTTTTCTAATAAATCAAATCCCCAATTATTTTCATCTTTTTTACCTTGTTGAACAAATGTAACTTTTCCATTTAATCTTTCATATGAACCTGTTAATCCCTCTAATCTAATACCATAAATAAATGGATCTTTATTTGGTAATGAACCTGTTAATAATTGACTTATTGGTTCTAAATTTTTAAATACCTTTAATCCATTAAATGTATTTTCTTCTTCTTCTTGTGAATTATTTTTTGAATCTTTAGAGCAAATTACATTAGATAAATAATAAAAATCTTTTGTATTTTCATTAATATCAATTAATTTCAATTCACATACAGCTACACCATTTGGACATGTATTATTAGGATCACTATATGGATTCTCATCACCTTTCACTTTAGTTATTACTGCTTTTAAATCTTCTTTTGGTAATTTAACAAATGATATGTAATAATTATAATTAGTATCTAAATAATTATCAGAAAAATTTGTGAATTTCCAGTTTCCTAAATATTTATAGAACCCCTCATTGTTTTCGTCTTCTTCTTCAATATTATTAAAGGATTCGATGCTATTATTTTGAGGACCTAATAGATAAAATATTGTAAATGATATTAAAAATATTGTAATTACATATATTAAAAATTTAACATTAATTTTTCTTAAATAAAAATAAGAAATGGAAGTTGATAAAATTAGTGATATCAAAATATTTAAATAAATTTGATTTTCCATATATATATTAAATATATAAATTTATAATTAAAAATAATTAAAAATAATTAAAAAATTTTATATTCATAATTTATGGAGACTAAAAAAAAAGATTTTTATAAAAATATTTATGGACAAAATGATAATGTTCATGAATTAAAATATAAAGATTTTAAAATAAATAATAAAAATATTTCAATATTAAATAAAAAATTTAAAAATAATCAATCATTAATTATTTTTTATGCTCCATGGTGCGGACATTGTCAAAATATGTATGATGATATTCGTGAATTATCTATTAGTAATATGTATAAATTTAATATTGGTGCTGTTAATATTAATGATAATAAAAATAAAAATTACTTATTATCTGAACATTTAAAAATTAAATCTATTCCCACAGCATATATTGTTAAAAATAATAAATTAGAAAATTTTGACAAAGAATTATCATTTGAAAATTTATTTTATTATATTAATATGAATATTTAATGTAAAATAATGAATCAATATTTTTCATACATTTTATTCAATTGATTATTTACTCGAATAAATATTGATTTTTCTGGTAATTCTTCTATATTCTTAGCACCAACATAAGTACAAGTACTTCTTACTCCTCCTAATAAATCTTCAATTGTATTTTCTATTTTACCTTTATAAGGAATTTTACAAGTTCTTCCTTCCGATGACCTATAATTATCCATCTTTCCGTAATTCTTTTCCATACTTGTTTTACTACTCATTCCATAAAATATTTTAAATTTTTTATTATTTTCTTCAATAATTTCACCTGGATTCTCATCATGCCCACCTAATAATCCTCCTAACATAATAAAGTCAGCACCAGCACCCAATCCTTTAGAAATATCTCCAGCACATGTTATCCCGCCATCTCCAATTATATAAGAATTATAATCATGAGCACCATTCGCACAATCATTTACTGCGGATAATTGAGGAACTCCAATTCCAGTTTGAGTTCTTGTCAAGCAAGCACTATTATGAACTATACTATGATTCGCAATAAATGAATGACATTCATTATCTATTTCTAAATCATATGTATCTACTATTTTTTCTTCATTATTTATATTTTTAAATTTATTTATTAAATATTTTTTAGTTGATGCTTTTTTATCAACAATGATCATTTTATTTTTCTTACTAAATTTAAAATTAAATCCTAGTGATAATACACAAAAATAAAATAACTCATTTAATTGTGGAATTACTGTATAATAATGTTTATCTTTTTTAAATTCTTCATCATTAGTATTTAATAAACCGATGTATAAACCTTTTATAAATTCAATATTTTTGTTATAATAAATTATTGGAAATTTTAAACTTAATGAAGTTAAAAAATTTTTAATTAATGAATCATGTGTATTCAATATATGTGTCAATTTAAAATTATCAATATAATTTCGTAGATTCTGAATACTATTTATGTTATATAAATAATTACCTATAATATTACCCATCTTTTTATCTAAATCCAAAAATCGATTATACTTATTTTCTCCAATATATATATAATTATTATCAAATGTTGTATTTTTATTCATAAATTTACATAAATCTAATTTGATACTCTCTGGTAAATCCCATTCAATATTTTTTGGTAATAAACTAAATTGTTTTTCTATATCTATATTACTTATTTCATTCCATTTAAAACGTGTTTTTATATCATTCCTATCTAATAGTTTTACAGTTGATGTTTTCTTTACAGTATTATTTGATAATTCACTTAAATTACCAATCCAATATTTATGGTCAGGTGTAACAATTGTATTTTTATTATAACTTTGATTATTTATTTCAATTACCTTTTTTTTACCTTTGTATATTTTTTGTAAAACAATGACAGACTTACCTTCCTTATTTATTACTTTATCACCTTCATTTATATCAATTATATTTTTATATGTCCCATTAGACATTAAAATTTGTGTATTTTCATCAAAACAACCTGACCCAATTCCAACTTTAACAATATCAACTTTACCATATTTAATTAATTCTTTAGTGCGCTCTGAGCATACTACATTTCCAGCTACAATAATTTTATTTGGGTATTTTTTTCTTAGATTGCTACAAAATTCAATCAATTTATTCATATATCCATTCGCAACATCTACACAAATAAATTTAACTTCTATATCTTGAATTATATTATCTAATCTTTCCAAATCATTATCATTTATTCCAGTACTAATCATAAAATAATTTGGATCTAAATCCATTTCTTTTAAATCTTCAACATTATAAAATTTATGAAGACATGTTATCATTTTGTATTGACTTAATACCTTATAAACCTCATAAGTACCAACTGTATCCATGTTTGCAGCAATAATTGGAACTCCTTCCCAAGATTGTTTAGAAATAGGAAAATTTATTTTTTTTATTAAATCTACATCTTTTCTAGAATAAATACTAGAATTTGATGGTTTTAATAACACATCACTATAATCTAAATGAATGTTTTCATAAATTTTCATAAATAATTATTAAAATTTACTCTTTATATAGAATCTTTATTTACTTATTAGTTTTAATTTAGTATTATTATAATACTTTTTTAGTATCTTATCTTCTTTAAAATATTTTAAAAACCATTTTTTAAATGTTAATGGAGTATCACTTTTTATAAACTGTTCGCTATCTAACATTTTTGTAAATTTTTTATTTAAAACTTTGTCGGGATAATTTTTCATGAAACATAGAAAAAAATTATATATTTTATCAAACTCATTAAATGACATATTACTATAATTGAAATTAGAATATATCATGATTATAAAACAAATAATATCATTATTGTTTGTTTTTTCATGTAATTCAGTAGCTTTTTTTAAACTGATTTTATTTTTTTTTTCTAAATTAGAATTGATGATATTATGAATTTCATATAAATATTTTATAATTTTTTTTTTAGTTATTCCATCTTTTTCTAATATATAAATATCATTTATTAGATAATTATAATGTTTTTTACATGTTGGACATGGCAATATATATCCAAAAGTTTTTATTAATATATACATACATTCATTATCAGTAGAATTCATACTAAAATTATGTATTAAATGCCAAGCCATTGACCCCCAAATGTCTTTACTAATTGGAACTATATAAGTCATTATTAATTTAATTAAATATTTTAATTATTTTTTTCAATTAATAATATTTGTTTATTATAGTATTTATGCAGTTTTCTGAAAATAATGAAATGAATTTTGTATTTAAAATAAATAAAATTACACATTTATTAAATCATGTAGATATTTTTTATCAAAAGGAAATTCTTCAAGACATAAAAAAATATAATAATCAAATTAATGTTGCATTAAATAATCAAAATTATGATAATGAAGATTTAAAAAAGAAAACAATGTATGATTATTTAAATAAATATTTAGACAATATTATAAATGAACAACTTGGATACTTAATTGAATCTTATCATAAAGATAAAAAAAATGATATTATGATGGATGCTGAAAAAAAAGCAATAAAATCATTAAATTTAGATAATCAAAAAACATTAAATAAAAATATAAATAATTCAGTAAATAATTTAAAAAATAATTTTTATGAAAACATTACTTTGGATTACAATGCTGATTTAAATAATTTATTAAATGAGAAAATAAATACTTTTTTTGGTAAAATTAAAGATGACCTATTATACAATGTAAAAAATATTGTTGATAAAAAACTAGAAAATAATTGGAGTGATAATAATACACAATCATCAACTTATATTCAAAAAAAAATAAAAGAATTCTTAAAAATATTTTTAAAAAGTGATAAAATTTATAATAATATTGTGGAACAAATGAATAATGAAATTAGTAATATCTATGAAAATTTCAATAAATTTCAAAAAAAACAAACTGATTTGGAATTATTAATTCAAAAATATATTACTAATAACGAAGATAAATTAAATAATATTGAAAAATCAGTTTATAAGAAGATAAATGTGGATTTAGAAAATAAAATAAGAATACTTACAACTATTTTTAATGATACAATGAAAAATTCTATTGAAAATATAAGTAATAACTTTAATAATTGTAATAATTCAAAATTAAATGAACACCATATTATTAAAAATATTGAAAATAAAATATTAAATAATAATAATTTTTCAAAAAATAATTTTGAAATAAAATTCAATAAAGAAAATAATGAAATAGAACTATATTATTTTAAAGACTTAATAACATCAACAAAATTAAATATAAAAGGATTAATTGGTCCAAAAGGACCTCAAGGTATGAAAGGTGAGAAAGGTGATATTACGATTATTCGAAACATTGAATTAAATCAAGATGATACTATAAAATTTACTATGCAGAACGATACGTCTATTTATGAAATAAATACGGAAAATAAATTACCAAAAGGACCAAGGGGTGAAAAAGGTAATATGGGTGAAAAGGGAGAGCCAGGAGATGTAAATATTAATTTAAAGTGGAATCAAGATAACGTGATTAAAATTAATAAAGAAAATTCTGATAATTTAATATTTTTGAAATCCCTTAGTATAGGTGAAAATAGTCATTGTTTAAAGAATGAATCATTAAGTATAGGAAATTCTAGATGTTATAATACTAATTCAATATCATTAGGAAAAAATTCGAAAACATTAGATTCAAATAGTATAGCATTTTTTGGAAATACATTAGGAAAAAATTCATTTTCGTATTTTGCTGAGGATGTAGATGAAAATTGTGTTAAATTTGGACATAAAGAACATAATAAATATAATATTGAAAATATATCATTAAAAGCTAAAGAAATTACATTAGACTGTGAGGATTTAATTTTAAAAGATAATAATTTTAAAAATAAAAAATTAATAGAATTGGAAGAAAGAATTAATTATTTATTTAATGAAATAAATTTATTAAAAAAATAATTTAATATATTTTTTTTTCTTAGTATAGATTATAAATGGCTGGAACTAATGTTTTAGAAAAAAAAGTAAGTGAATTAAAAACTTGGGAACTTTATATGGGTTTTGTTTTTCTCCAATTATTAATTGGCATTGTAATTGCCTTATTACAAGGTGTTTTTGACATGACTGGAGTAAGAGGTGCTTTAGGTGAATTAGTTAGACAAGTTGGTAATGTTGCTGGTGCACAAATGCCTTCTCAATACTTGAAACCTATTGCTGCTGAAGTTAAAGAAGGTAATTACTTCGGTGCCTAATTTAATATATAATCATTTTTGATTTTTAATATTAAAATATTTTTAATATTAATTTTGTATTCTTATAACTTATTTCTTTGCTTTTTTGTAAACATAATAAAATAGAAGCAATGAAATTATTGGATTAATTAATGAACATAAAAAATAAAAATTACCTGGATTACAACTTTTTATTTCATCATTACAAATTATATTTATATTTGTTTCATCTAAATTACATTTACTAATATTAAGTCTTCTATCTGATTCATAAGATATTAACTTATCTTTTTTGTGTAAAGGCGATAAATCAGATGAAAATATTCCTAATTTATATTGTATATCATAATAAACTAAGAAGTAATGTACATAAAGTATATATGATTCGTTATTATTTTTTATAACATAATTCGTAAAAGTTAATATATTCTTTAATAAAAATGAATTATATGTTTTTATAACAATTATTTTCGGAATATAATACTTATAATCTTTTTCATTGAATGAAACATCATATATTTGTAATATTCTATTATTATTTATATTATTTAATATTCTATGATGAATATTAGAATGTAAAATAACAAAAGTTCCTTTTTGAATATAAATTTTTTTTTTATAATTATAAGAGGAGTTAAAATTATTTTTCATTAGAAAATCTTTTCTATGTGATCTTGGAATTATTTCTAAATATGCATCATCAAAATAATATAAACATGAATAGATATTAATAATATTTTCATTTGTGTGATTATATAAATCACTGTGAAATATAGAACTATTTGTTGCATTATTATTATTAAATTTAAATCTATTATAATAAATTTTATGATTATTTTGAATAATTTTATTTAATACTGGACAATATTGATTATCAATAAAATATTTTAATTTTTTGTAATCAGTTATGTTATTGTTATAAAAAGAATGAAGAGAGTCATTAAAATTTTTCTTATATTTAACATTTTCTATTAAAATATAACCGTCATTTCTTAATTTATCCATTAATATTAATGAATAATTTAAATATAAATAATTAAAATTAAATATTGAATTAAGCACAACCACCAATTTCCATAGGTTTTCTACCAAGATCAGGTTCAATGGTAGTTTGTAACCAAGGACTAACTTTTACTTGTGGATTAGGAGGTTCAGACCTTAATTGTTGATTAGCGTTTCTTAAAGTTTGTCCAACTGTATTAATACCAATGTGATATCCAGATTGTAAAAAGTTTCTATCTTTTAAAGTACCTTCGCCTGCAGGATTAACTTGAGCCCATAAACTTGAATTATCTTTGGGTAATAAATCATCAGCATTTAATTGTTCTTTTGGAAAATTAGATTCTTGTCTTTGTCCTTTAAAATTTTGATCCATGCTTAAATGATCCATATTTGAATTAACATTTTCACCTTGATTAGTGAAACTTTCCATTTCTTCACCTTCTACTTCTCCATCCATTTCATCGGGTGGATTCATATAATTTTCCGTATATTCTTCTTCTGTATTATTTTTAATGCTTTGATTATATAAAGTATATAATAAAAATCCTAAACCTGCTAGTACTAATATTACAAGTATAGTTCCCATTCTAGAATTATTTTCTTTAGCCATTATACTTAATAATAATAAAAAAAATTATCATTTTTCACTTAAATATTTATATTAAATAAAAATTAAACTTTTATTTTTTCTTCTAACTAATTTTATAAATTTATTATTATTTATCTCTTTAGTACTTTGTGAACTAACTGAATTATTTTCTATAGATTCTATATTTATTTTATTTTTTATTGTTTTTTTTCTATCATTATCTACTTCTAATTCATCTTCATTCATTTCTTCAGTTTGATTTACTTCTTCAACTTCTTTCATTTCTTCAGTTTGATTTACTTCTTCAACTTCTTTCATTTCTTCAGTTTGATTTACTTCTTCAATTTCATTCATTTCTTCTTCGAGTTGATTATCTATAAAATGTAATATTTCTGAATCACTGTTTTGATTTGTTTCTTTATTATTTTGTTCATATTCGTCTTGTGTTATAAGATTAATTAATTCATATTCACCAGTAATATAATCATTTGATACTTTTAATCCTTTATAAAATATACTTGACATTACATAATCGTTTTTATTCAAATTTCTAATTTTTTCAAATAATTCCTTATTATCATTTGGAATTAGAATTTTAATAAATTGTTTATCTTTTTGTTTATCTATTGGTTTTTTTACTTTCATATCTAATCCAATTTCATCAAATTCTGTATTAAACCATTTAATTGAATTTTTTTTAATATTTTCTTGACTAATTTCATGTAATTTATTAATTAATATTAAAAAATCATCTAATTCATGATTAACATTATAATTATCTAATATTTCTAGGATAATATAATTTTTTTCTGTATTTTTTTTCCGGTTAGTATTACTATGAATTGGTTTTAATACTTTCAAAAATGGTGTATCAAATTTAAAATATTCATTATCATCAAAATTTGTTCGAATCAATCTATTTTTATATTCAAAATTAAATCTAAGCTTATTAAAATTTTCTAAATTTTTAATCATTTTATCAATAAAAAACAAAATTTTTTTTTATAGGAAACGCACAAAAGACTATAAAATAATTATAATTTACGTAAATTAAAATTTAATAGACGTTTATATTATTTAAATTTAATATTAATCCTATTTTATTCTCATTATTCTCATTATTATTATTTCTAAAATCCCATAATGTTGGAATTTCTAATATTAAATCACAAATAAAATTAGTATTTAATTCATAAATGGTT